TACATCTCACGGTACACAATTAGTTGCTCATCAGGTGCTACAGCAAACCACAGAACACCAGTGTAACTGCCATAACCGTAATCGCAAGCCCTAAACTTTGCCCAAGAGTCAGGGATCTCGAATGAGTCCACGACATGTATCTTGCGGTCAAACTCTGGGAAAGCGGCACCCTCATTAACATCCCAGTTACCTTCGAGTAACTGCTTACGCTGATGCTCTGGAAGAGAGAGAAGCATCGCTTCATAGTCCCCAGAGTCAGATAAGTACGGATTGTCGAATAGAGAGGCTGGAATAAAGCGTCTTTTAAATAGAGGCTGACCTGCTTTGCTGTGACCTTGAGGGTACGTAATCGTTTCGCCTGACTCAAGATGCGTTGCCCAGAAAGGCTCATTAGCTCTCTCAGGGTCAATAAACATTTTCTTAACCCAAGCATGGCCGCTTCCTCCGGGGTTTGTTGTGGCCCTCATGTAAAGACCTAGTTTGGTAGAGTGTGCAGATCTCAAGCGAGACCTCATATAATCCCAAGCGTAAGGGCTAGACCATTGCGTAAGCTCATCGAACCCAATCCAATTAAAAGCCTGACCTTGGTAGCGTGTGACATCGGTGTCTTTGTCGAGATAAGACATCCAAAGTCTTCCACCCTGAGGAGAAGTCCATTGCGATTTACGTTCTGACCACTTAATACCTGGTACTGCACGAGGGTATAACTCCTGACTCTTTTGTATGAGTTCTCTTAGTTCTTCCGTAGTATGTCGAACCAACAAGCCTGAGAAGTTAGGATCGTTTAGTCCGTGTAGGGGGTCAGCCAACATGGCGTAGCTCTTACCGCCACCCGCTGCTCCACCATAAAGTACTTCACGCTCTGATGCACTAAGAAAGTTAGACTGTGGGCCTGGGTTAGGCTTAAATACTACTTCCTGTGCTAAGTCTACATCATAGTCAGGTGCTTTAACTGTAGCAGGTACTGCTTTAGGCTCCTCAGTCTTCTGAGATACTGTAGCTACCGATGCAGTCTTCTTCGAGCTTCTTGATTTGCGAGAGCGTTTCTTCGAGCCTTCTGGCAAGCTTGCGTTTAATTGTAGCTGATTTCTTACGTTTTTGCTCAATTTTGATTCTCTTGTGTAGGCCCATATGAGATATGTAGCGTCCAGTAGTCTTACTTAACCATATTGCTACTTCACGATAAGAATACTGCTTTAAGTGACGCTTTGCAACCTCTAATGCTTCTAACTCTTCTGGTATAGGATCTAAAAGCCTATCGTTGTCAGGATGAACCCTATAACCAAAAGGAATTTGACGGTTTGATACACGTGCTACTACGTGCCACTCCTTCTCTTTACCCTTTATTGGTCTGGGTAGCTCCCAGAATCCTAAGTCTCTATCGTAGTCGTACTGGGCCAATGTTACTCATTATTACCTTCTTTAGGGGGTAGATAAAAGATACCACCTCCATTAGAAGTGACATCAACTTTGTCTACCTTACCAAGTCCTGCACGATCAAGCAAGTCCTTAGCTGCAGCCATCTTCTCTTTAATGCCTAATTCTGTAGGATCATTAAGAGCACCTACAAGAGCCATAACAGCTCTAGGCGCAGAACGAGCAAAGTGAGTACGTGTTGCTGCATTAATCTCATCTTTGAGAGACTCAACAATAAGTCGTGTAGGAGTGTTATCACTATACCCAGCTAACTGCTTAGCACGGACAACATCACCAGCCGCCTCATCAAATAAGACTTCTAAAAACTTCTGTTGGTTCTCTGTTAAGTTACGTGCCATAGTTTATTCCCCGTTACTTCTTATCTTTACCACTTATTCTGCTGCTTTCCAAGGAAATAAATCCCCACGCCAAGAATACCAACTCCTGATACCACAACCAAGATACCAAGACTCCACTCAATAATAGTCTTTTTAATCTCTGCTTTGCGATACATAGTTTTCTGACGTTCCTTGCGAACCTGCGCTTCGATACGGAGGAGTTCTTCCCAAGCACTATGCCCATAACCAAATTGTATATACTGTTTAATTTCAGCACGTAGAGCCTCCGCTTGTTTCTTCTTAGCGAAGATGTCCATTGCACTTGGCCCATTACCACCGAACAATACAGCATACCAAGGCGGATCTTCTGATTGCTTATGAGCAAAGTTAATGTCAGACATAGCTCCAGCAAACTTAGCTAAGTCATTGGAGATACCACCTATGTCCTTACCAAGCTGAATACCCTTCTTGATAGCTGATACGGCTGTCTGTGCCGCAGCAAACGCTGTAAAGGGATCAATCATTTGAATCTAACCTCTATAGGACATACGTAGTTATAACTTACTCTGTACACTCTGTCATACCAGAGACCATTCTTAGGTAAGCCACAGTCGTAGTAACAATACTGAAACAATCTGTTACCACCCTCAGTCCATGCGTGATTGAATGAAATGAAGGCCAGTACACAAAGCAAAACTACTCAACCATAAGTTCTATATGGTCACGGCCTATATACTTTAGATCATTCTCTATAATAGCTACACGCTGCTGTAGTTCAGTGATCCTTGAGATAGTACGAGTTAAGGCGTCTAACTCATCCCACAGCTCTTCTACATCATCCCATACATACTGTATCTCTACGCCATTACCTTCAACATCACGCTTAAGGTTAATGTTATCCTCAATAGCCATACGTGAGCCTAACTGGCTTACTGTTTCTTCTAGGCTTGCTATCGTGGAGGCTTGTTGAGATACCCACCACACTCCACCAGCAAGCTGTACAGCCATAGCGGCTACAAGTGCTAGGGGTATCTTAACGTTTTCCATAATAGCTCTCCTAACTATTTGAAACTTTCTGCTACGACATTGCGTATCTCTCCACGTGCAATGCCTATGTCATGTAGTTCTTTGTCTGACATGTTAGTTAAGATCCAGTAATCTGCACGGGCTTGTTGTGCTTTTTGTAAGCTTGCCAAGAAGTCTGTGAATGTTTTGATGATAAGTGCGATCATTGTAGTGTTTCCTATGTTAAGCCCAGCGCCATTGCTAGGGACGTACATAGTTATACACGGATGTCAGACAGTTACCTCTACTAAGTTTGCATACCCGTTATTCGTTATCTGTTAGGGCTATAAAACTCTTTGGCTGACAGGAACACTTCTAAGCTACCACTTACACCATTAAACGCTGTTATCTTATCACCTGCGTGTAAGTATATCCTGTCTGACGATATGACATTGTACACATTTTTACCTGTAATAGCTTTATCATTTAGGATATGGTGATACGTATTTGTTTCTGCGTGATACCACTGTATACTTATATTGTGATTAGCCGTGTCACCATTAGTAATATGCAAGAAGTCTATCTCTGCATCAAAGAAAGCAGGACACGTATACACAACATTAGAGTTAGCTCCGCCTGATGTAGCAGTAACTGTTAGCCCTTTTGTTACAGTATTATATGTACGACTTGCAACCATTACTCGTCAATCCACGCTTCATTCTCTGGTGTGCTAGGGTCATCTGCAATATAGTGACCTTTAGATGTACGAGCACGTTTCTTACCCTTAGGTGCTGCAGCCTTCTTAGGCTTAACAGCAGCAATAGCAGCTGCCTCACAGATAGCATTAACGTTAGGGTCTTTACTCTGTACGTTACCGTAGTTGTCTTCACCAGCAGACTGGTTACCCATAGAGTCCCACACGTAGCCATGCTCATCTACACGGTAGCCCTTAGCTTCCAGTGCTTCTTGGTATTTGTGATAATACTTCATGACTTACCCTTCTTAATGGGGCGTGCTGGTTTTACATCTGCACCACAAGCCATACCGCCATGAGCATAACCCATAGGCTTCTTCTTCTTAGCCATACCGCCACCCATGTAACCGTGCTTAGCACCCTTCATTACAGTACCGTCAGGCATAGTGTGTGTGTCTTTAGCTTTCTTGTTCATCATCATGTTCGTTTCTTCCCTGATGCTGTTGTAGACCACTTAACTTTCTTAGGCCCAGTCTTCTTTGCTGCTTCTTTCTTGCTTATCTTAGAGGCTACTGCCTTTGGCCTACAAGCTGGATACTTTCTATC